ATGAGATTAAGCGCCTCTACAAAGAAATCCTGGAGCGTGATGCAGATGAAGGCGGCATTGAACATTACCGCAACCAAATCCGCAATGGATGGAACTGGCAGATGGTAGCAGATGATCTACGACAAAGTGATGAATACAAAGAGTTGCAACGTATTAAAGAGACGCCAGCTCCCGAGATCCAACACGTAGAAGATCGAGCTGCGATCCCCGAGTCTACACCCGAGCCAGAGGTCGAGCCAGAAACGCACGTAGAAGCTCACGAGAGCGCCTCTGAGCAGCCTAAAGATGAAGATAGCACAACTATACTAAAAGATATCAGAAACCTCTTACAGAGCCTTCTAGAGGCCTTTAAGAGTATTTTTAAGAAGGACTAATCATGGAAGCATTGAACCTATTTATTATCCCTGCAATTGTTAAGGCATTTGATATGCTGAATAAGAAAGAATGGGGTGGGCTTGGTAAGCTCATCCTCGCAGTTGCCACCGGCGCAGCTGCTGGGTATCTCGGCTTTCATGGTCTTGATATCTATAGCGGTATCGCACTTGGTCTACAGTCGGCAGGTATCGTTACTGTCGCAGCTAAAGCTAGCAACAAATAAAAGAAGCCCCCAGTTATTGGGGGCTTTTCTTATTGAGCGTCTCTTTTAAAGATAGCCAGGTCGAGTAAGTGCTTTTGGTACTCATCCAATGCCTTACGCTCAGCGATAAGTAATTGCTCTTTATTAGAGAGCAGTACATGTTGGCGGGCAAGTTCAACCGAATCGGCGTTTGACTCTTCGAGTACTTCAACTCTGGCTTTACACCACTTGAGTTGCTCGACGAGTTTAGCGTTGTCGATTTCAAGGTTCTTAATCCTATTCTTCAGCGCCTTGTCGACTACGTTTTTCAAAATATTCATCTGCAATCTCCTCGATGCGTTCGTTACTAATATATTCAGTCATTGAAACCTACCACTAGTGTTGGACATTTAAACTTTGTCGCGTCGTTAAAGTTATCTACGATAGCGTACTTGAGGTCGCCCTCTTTAGGCACTTCTCTTGCCCAATAATCGATAGGATCTTCACCGTAATGTTGGCGCACTTCATCATAGGGGAAGTCGCGCTCGTCTAGGTCTTTGATGACGCTACCGTCTGGGTCGTCGTCTACGTTGTATACAGATACCCGGTAATCATGTGCCATCAACATTGCCGCGATATGCTCAACGGCCGGGTTAGTTGTTGTTCGATAATCGATTAATACAGTTTCCATACTATTGACAACCTTCACAGGCGAACGCGTCGGCGGGGTCGACAATCTCGCCACTTACTACGCGTCGCTCTTTATTATTAGTTTCAAAGTGTTGTTGCGCCTCATCGATAATCTTGAGCTTCTCCTCGAGAGTATTAGCCTCCTCTAGGCGCTTTGTTAAGTCTTGCTTATAGGTCATTTAAACGGTCTCCTACTAGTTTAGCGTATCCTGCGATGTCGATATAGCTATCTGCGTAATAAGGATCGCCGTTAACGATGCGGCCAAGCTTATGGGCGATCATCTCCAGCGTCTCCTTAATATCGTCATCAAGAGTACTAACATCAACATTGCCATTACGCTGCAACGCGCCGTATAGAATAGCCTTAATAGCTTGACTCACCTCGGCGTGGCCCGGGTAGTCTCCGTAGCGCTTACCTCGCTCAGCTGTTACTTCGTCAATACTCGTCATTACTGCACCTCCTGAAAATCTTTAATTGCCTCCTCATATGGCTCACCGCCGATAAGGCAGGCAAGGATAGTTAGTGGTGTCATCACCGCGTAGGCGAGAAACGCTGCTACTGCAAATGGGAATGCAACGATTACTCGTGCGTATTCGATAAATGTTTTTAGCGCGTTCATAAAAAGAAATCCTCCTGTTTGAATTGTTCCATTGGGTCTGGTTCTGCGCCCTTCATAAAGTAGTCTAGCTCGTACCCTAGTTGCCTTTCTATTTTATCTCGACAGGTTGGGCATATAGTCCAATCATAGTCCCAGCTTATAATCCAGTTAGGCGGCAAGAAACCCCGATCCGTTAGCTCCATCTCACCGCAAACGTAGCACTCAACATCTCGGCTTAAAGGAGCTTCTCTACTGCTATACATTGACCAGTCTACCCTCCTTCTTTACACTAGCCTCACTTGACCAGCCGCCGCAATGTAGACACTTATAACGCTGTACGCGGCCTGAACGCTTACGGTAGCTGCCATCTTTACGAATATTGTCACTCCCACACTTAGGGCAAATGCCATCAATACCTGTATGGTCACCAATGTTAGGGTGGTTGTGGATCCATGGGCGTAGCTCAGCATACAAACCGGCGAGCACTTCAACGTCCTTATTGTTATACTTCTCCATCGTGGCCCAGGCCTCTTTATCGTTCTTAATAAGGCAGTTGTACCAAACATCTGCATAAGTAGACTCAGTTTTGCCTTCACCTAGCAGGAGCTTACCTAAACTATCGAGGCTATTACTATTAAAGCGCGCAACTGATCGCGCAACTTGTAGGGTGTCTACTGTCTTATACGGGCTTGGCGGCGTCATATGGTGGCGAATAAACATTGCATTGCTCACCTTCTGGTCAAACCGCCGTCCGTTGTGGGCTACAAGAATATCCGCTTCATCAAACAGCGCCCAAAGCTTTTTTACTACCTTTTTCTCGCTCATATCGCGTTGGCTTACATGATGAATATCTTTCTCGCCGAACCACTGATAAGAAAAGCACATAATCTCAGGATCTCGCTCAACCTTTAGCACGTTGGTTTTCCATAGACCGTACGTCCATCCAAGGGTCGCGCTTACTTCTAGATCGTAGATAAGGATCTTGGGCAGTGGATCAAACTCTTGTTGGCTAATCTTCGTCAAATTCTGCACAAAGCTCCTCCAATTCTATACTTGATAGTCGGCTATTAACCAGCCAAATCTCCGCCTTATCGGCAGGCTCATACTCCATTACGGGTATATTCACTCTCTTTTCTCCTTTCTTTATATCCCCGCCAGCTTTAGGCTAGCACTTGGACTTGAACGGCTCTATTCTCACCGGAGCCGTAGACGGTTGGCATATCCTCGTATGGTGAGGCTGCCTCTCACCCACCTTAACCGCGGGGATAACGTTGGCACGAATGCGCGCCTCCCTAGGGTATTAAATAAACAGGCTGCGTCTTTCTTGACATTTAACTAGCTCACTGACTAGCACCTGCTATTATTTTACCACCAATGTTTAGCTTGCCACGAAGCCCAGGCTTGTGCCCAGCCACCATAGCGACCCTTGGCATAGGCGTCTGCACCGCGGATGTGGCCGGCAATGTTACCTGTGCCACCCCATTTACCGCAGGGCAACTCCTGAAAGTAGGCACATGCACCACCATTAGGGTTTACCGCATTAGGGTTACAGCTCGACTCCTTCTGTGCAATCTGTAGCGCAAAAGGTAGGTCGGCTTGTGATACGCCATTAGCAAGCAAGATCGAACTAATGGCTTGACACCCAGCTGGAGCGGCCGCTTGTATGACAGGTTGTGCTGCCGATTGGGGCGTAGTCTTTGTTGCAGCTTCTTTAGCTTGAGCCTCCTGCTGAGCCTTAACCTCTTGGGCTTTCTTCTCCTCGGCGGCTTTTGCCTCTCGCTTATTCTGCAAGCTGACTTTTAAACTTTGGTTTTCCTTTGTAAGGTTCTCGGCATTTTGCCTTGTTTCGCGCAAAGATGACTCAATGGTCGTCTTCTCTTTTTTGAGCGATTCTACGCGCTCTGAAGTCCTTGACAGGACTTGTTTCGTTGTATTAGTCTTAGCCTCCTGGCGGACTAGGTCTTGCTTTACATTATGGTTCGCGTTAAGTGCGACAATGTTCAACACAACCAGCGCGAGTATAGCAGCCGGTAGGGCGTACTTTTTCGCTTTCGTTACTAGGGTTTTACTAATATAACCTCCTATTTAAGTTCTTTGAAGGATCATCCCACGCACCTGTCTATTGCTCGATGCTCTGGAGTTGCGCAATCTCATCCATCGTATAGCCTTGCTCCATCAGCTCAACTACTTTTTGTCCAATCTTGCTCATATTCATTTCTCCTTCCTAGTTAGTATACTACACCAACCGGTTTGAGTTGTCTAGCGTAGAATTTACAACATCCTTTAGCTCTGCCAACTTAACTGAGGTAAGGCCCAGTTGATTTAACACCCTGTAAAGGGCGTCTAGCTGAGCGTAGTCTCTTTCTGGCTCTATGGGCGCGTCTATTATCGCCTGCCCGTATGATTCAAATGTTTGTATTACCTCTCTTTTGTTCACCTACATCTCCGACAACACCCTTAAAAAGTCCCGCGTCTCTTGCGTTACGAGCGGCTTCCATCTCTTGCTACCCTTACGATAGTTGCAACCACCATGGGCCGGCTGTATGTTGGCTGGATCGTACATATTAGAGGCCTCACGGGGTTGTATATGGTCTAGTGTAACTTCATTTAAGGGGACGAACTTATTGCATATGCCGCATAAGTAGCAGCCATTATCAAGCGGCGGATTATCTTCTAGCCAGTAACGACGAAAAGCGGGCCATGCCGACTCGCTATCCGTATAATTATCGGGATTAAATGTATCTAACTTCGACAAGTACACCCTCCTCACCTTTGTCTACCTTAATGAAATCATCCCCATCAAAGCCTTTAACCCACGATTGGTTGTCATTAGGTAGCACGCCGGCATGTTGCATCCCATCTAGTACATACTTGCATCCAAACCGAATATTGTCAAAGTCATGGCGCCCTGAATAGTACCAAGTAAACTTAATCCTACAGGGCTTATCCACTATTGGCTTGCCCTCCACTTGTGAGGATACAAGTTCGTTCATCTTCTTCTTAAGCGCCGCGCCTGCGAACCTATTTACCCGGTTGGCGTTATCATGCTCATTAAGCTTGGCTAGGTTTCCATTAATCTTGTAAGATATCATCTAGCATCCTATCCAGCGCTCGCTGCTTATTTAGCTTCTCGGCCTTGCGCTTTTCTCTATTAGCTACCGATACCCTATTACCTTTGAGGCTAGCCTCTCGGTTGAAGGTATGGGCCGTGCCGCGAGCATGGGCTAATACCCCTCTTAGTCGTGCACCTTTCATCCTGCCCCACTTCTGGAAGGCTAGAGCAGCTGGCGAGTCCTCTTTCTTAGCGGGTTTGAACCTAGAGATTCGCTTCGGTCTTCCTCTGCGACTGTAGCTCGATCGTGCGGCCTTTGATCGCGTCGATGAGGTCGTGCGTGTCTGCTGAGATTGACTTGAGTCGCTCATATAAGACTTTAGCCTCCGCGTATGCTTCTTTACTTTTAATATATTGTTCATCTGCGTTCTTGGCTTCTGATGCGGCGGTTACTGAAAACTTCTCCCGAGCCCTTAAGAATGCCCGCGATTTTTCCGTCTCCATTTCGCGCTCTGCCTTTAATAGGTTACGCAAGGCGTCTTCTTTAAACTCGGCGAGGTAACCTTTCATTGCGGAAAGCTTAAGGGCGGTGTAACTAAGTACATCCGCCCCTTGTGCTTTAACCCATTGTGCATCAGAAAACTTTTCGTTGATGAACATAATGTTCTGAATAATTTTCTGGTAATCTATCATCTTAACTAGTAATCAAGGTTTGTAAGGTCTGGAGCACTTTCTCCCGGGTCTGTGGCGACATTGCCCTGAAACCGGGCGAGGTTATCAAGCTTAGCCTCCAATGCCGTTACACGATCCTCAAGTGCTTTGATCTTCGCATCGTCAGTCGTTGATTGCCGCTGAGGTGCTTGATGGCCAAACGGTGTTTGCGCCCGCTTGAACTGAGCCTTGCCCCACTGGTTCTTGATGATATCCCCGTAGAGGCTCATACCCTTCTCTACTGGATTGCCCGGCTTTCGGAGGATCTGCATCCACCCCTCTACTGGCTGGTTCTGAACCTTCACCATATAAACGTGGAACTGATTACCATTAAATTCTTTAACAGTGACCTGCTTAGTGTCGCGGTCCTTACCTTGAAACGCGTCTGTTACGAGCCAGTCTTGTGCCATTATTTACTCCCTTTCTTTTTAATTGTTGGCTTATCACTAGGCTGAACAACTTCAACCCCTAAGTGATCTAAAATCAATGCGACGTTATCTCGCAGCTCGTCAATCGCTACTGTATGGAGCATCTGAACGTCGTCAATGTCTTGCATCCAGTCGCCGATGTTATCAAACCCTTTCTTAAGCTCATCTAGCGCCGTCTTGTTTTTATTGATACGCGACCATGTATCTGCATCAATCTCGATCATATCGTCAACGATCCGGCGAACGTTTGTCAGCTCCTCTTTTAATTGCTTATATTTTCCTAGCATTTAGTCCTCCTTTAATGCTTTAGATATATCAACGACATTGTGCGTATAATGAACCCACGGCCGCTTGCCTTGTACTAATCGCTCAGGATCTAGGTGGTGGATTTGTAGTTCCTTAACCTTTATGCCGTACTGTTTAAGGATGTAGGCATAAAAGGATAGTTGCAGCCAGTACTCGCCGAGCTGGGTATTGTCGACATCTTTCTTAAATGGGCTATCTTTCTCTTGGTAAACACGCTTTGTCACCGAGTCATTAGTTTTGAAATCGTGCACTATTACAGTGTTTTTGTCGACCACTTCTAGTAAGTCAATAGCCCCGCAGAAGCGCAACCCCTCGTGCCAGATGAATTGCTCGGCCAAGTAATTGCCGGGACCCAGGTCTTCTACGAAAGTTTTAACAATATGGGCAAAGAATGGGTTCTTGCTGAACGCTTTGTTGACTCCGTCTCTACCCTTGATCTTATCACCAACCTTATGGTGATTATAATAAAGCTCCATCGCGGCGTGAACTGCCGTACCGTAACCCGTAGCAATATCAGCCTTCATCTCCCAAGTTTTCTCTACTTCCTCACGCTTAACGTCCTTCTCTCGCTCGTAGTAATCAAGTACGCGCTCTTTATCTTCATCGGTAAATTGCTTGAAAAACTTGCGGGGGAATCGACTCCCTGACATGTAATGAGGCAGATAGATATGGCCATTGTCTACACCGACTGTAATCTCCCGCCCAAGTACCTTAGACTTATATACGGTGGGGTTCTTCAAATTCATCGTTCGCTCATCGCTCAACGAATCTGCTTGCGCAGAATCTGTCTTCAGGCCCCTCTCAGAGCCCGTAGGATCGTTCGTAGCTTCTGAGATGGGTTCAGATGCCTCTTTCTCGTATTTGAGGCAAATATTCATGCCAAGGTTCTTACCCTTATCTCCGCCAGTTACTTCTGAGATTTTAATCTCTACTTCACGGCCAACGTCTAGGGCTTCGGCAACGTCTTTGTTCTTGTCTTTGGCGATATACCCAACTGGATACCATTTACCCTTAATGTCTACGTCCACCGCGACTGCTCGTGGATCATATTTATTCTCAGGCTCTCGCCTAACCCGGAGGTTTTCGTTGCCTTCCAGGTGCGCAAGAATATCTTGGCGATTCTCAAATGTCGTGCCAACGATCTTGCTGTGGTAATTAACTTCTTTCATGTTTTCAGTATACACCCTAGCAATATATAGGTCAACCCCTAGTGTCATGTATTATTTACAACATGCTATATTGCTAGTGAGGCCTCACTCCTCTCTCTTTCGCCCCGTCATTCTTGGCGGGGTTTTTTCTTTGCTTGACTTCTGCAGTACTTCGTCAATCATTCGCGCTTCATCCGACATTTGAAAAGCCATCTTATTAGCCCCTTTAATGTATAGACCGTCTAAAGAGACAACGCGGCTCAGTGCAACATACCCTTGACCCGGCACAAACGCTTCAGCTAGATCAATCTCCGCGGCGTCTAATGTCATTCCCTGGCTCTTATGCACTGTAATAGCGTATGCAAGCCTTAGCGGTATCTGAGTTACTGCGCCAAGCGTAGCGCCCTCATTGCTTACCTCCCAAGTATTGGGATTTACGACAACCTCATTACCATGGAAGTCTACAACTGGCAGCCCATCCTCTAATGCGACAACCTTACCGAGTGAACCGTTATGGTACAACCCTTCGCTATTGTTCTTGGTGGCAATAACAGGCGCGCCCACCTTAAGCTCGAGCAGCTCCGGGCTTTGTATCGACCCCTTTAAACCGTTGATGATATTAATATCGCCCTTCTCGGTCATCATGTAAAATATGGAGTCACCCTTAAGTTTGCTCAGTTGGTTGGCGTTCTCGCTGTCTACCTTCCTGTTAAGGGAATATAGCCGTGGCACTTGTCTATTAGGCTTGACCATCCTACTTTGGATATAAGCTATATGGCGCTTAAAGAGATCCCCGCCGCGGACACCCTCTAATAAGTCGCGCAATCTATCATCCTTTTGACGATACACCTTAGTAAGGTAGCAGCTCCTAATATTTAGTTCGTTCCAGACCTTACTATTAGTGATAAATTTACCCTCAACTGGCGGCAGCTGATAAAAGTCTCCACATAGGATAAGTTGTATACCGCCAAATGGCCGGTTATCATTACGCGCCCATCTAAGTACGGTGTCTAGCATGTCAAATACAAAGTCTGGCATCATGCTTACTTCATCTATCACGAGAGTGGCGGTAGTTTGAAATTCTTTACGCTTTTTCTTGCTAATAGTAAATTGCCAATCATCCGGCAGCTCTTTACCTAAACCAACCCGCGCCCAGCTATGGAGTGTTTGCCCATTAAGATGGGAGGCGGCCAGCCCCGTTGTAGCTGTAACCGCCGTCTTTCGCCCCAATAAACGATTGCGCTCGATAAACTGTTTAAGCGTATGCGTCTTGCCAGCGCCTCCCCGCCCGCACAGCATTACCGAGTTGCCGTCAAGCATTATCTCTAACGCTTCTGTTTGTTCCATCGTGCGTCCCAACTGTTTTGATGTGACTCTGCAAACTTCCGCTTACGAGCAAGCAGCTTACCTACCTCTTGCGCGATGAGATCGGTGTCAATCCCATTAAGCGCAGTGTATCGGTTAACGTAAACCTCTACAATGTCGGTGTCTTCCTTGCGAATGGTAAACCACCTACGGCTATGGCGCACAATAGACAAACCTGCTTCATCTAACCGCTCCGCCATCTTGTTATAGTCAGGGTCTGGCTGCACCCGGTTGCGAATAGCGGTAGACACATCATCATTAATTACTTTTGACTCATTCATTCTCGTTCCTCAATTGGGGTGAGCGCGTATGACGTCACCGCCTCAATCAGCGCCTCCGATGAGCTTCTCCTGATATTATACGTACCGATCGAAAGGCTGGCCGGCTCAGCCTCGCTAACGGTGGCCGCGGGAACACCTCGGGTTACCTCAACAAATGTCATGTTGTCTCTAAATTTTACATTAAAACCCGCGTCTTCGCAAAGCCCTACAAATAAACTAGTGTTCATATCTTTTCCTTTCTTACCTCTATGTGTTGAGTCGCTGCGAATATATAAATCATATTATTGGCTGCTTCCTCGCTCATATTGTCCGCAAGCGTTTCATCATATGTATATGAGACAATACTCATATCACTCATTGTGCCACTTACATAAGCCTTTCTATCCCCGCTCAACTCAGTGAGCCAAAGTCTGTAATAGGCCTTCTCTCGCTCTTCCACTGGAGTGTCCCCGTACTCGGCCAATAACCTTGTTAGTTGCGGCATCCTTTCTGCGCTAATAAGCCTCCGCGAACTAAAATTATATCTAGCCCATCTATCAACCGATACCGACGCGACGACCACACCAGACCGCTCGATTGAGATAGTATTATTACCGCGATAAGTGTTAAAGCCTAGCCTCTCAACTTTCTCTCTAAAATCATCAGTTGTCATAGCTTCACCTGCTTAGTGATTGCATTACGTACACCACGTGTGTATTGTTTGGCCTGTACAGTATCAAGCCGACGATTGATAGCATCTACAATAGCTTCACGGTCGCTAATCTCTGCAAGCATCTGATCTTTGTAAGCCTGTAGCTCGCTCTCAGGGAGGCCGTCTACCACTTCTTGCATTTCAAACATTGCAGGCTGGACAGGTTCAGCTTCTGGTGTCTCCCAGTCGTGTGGCTCTACAGTGTTACCCTTGAAGACATCACGCGGCAACGCCAGCTGGTCTACCATCATGTCGTTGTGCTGATTGATATGTTTCTTGTATTCGCTCATACTCTCCTCTGTTTGATGCTTACAATGACCGCGCAAGTGATCACTTAGTGTGTCGAACTGCGCCCACTTATCGTTAGTCTCTTGGTTTAGTTTTGGTGTGTTGTAGTTCATTTGTTCTCCTCATTAATTAATTGTTTACTTTGCTCTGGTGTGATTGGCTCAGCTATGTAATCATCTGCCCGGCCTGTTACTTCTAGTCATCAGCATCGAGCACCTCCGCTCTTAGTGCAAA